GTCAAGCTAAAGCCAAGGGCGATAGTTTCGTGGTTGTAACGAGCTGTAAATGCCTCTTGAGCATTGTCGTAACGAATAGCAGAGCCTTCGTTTTTGACAGGAGCAGCAGAGAAGCCTGACAGCTTGGTTTCTTCTTCAAACGAACGCTCAGAGGTCTCAGTATCGTAGATCTCTTTGTGTTGTTCACCATAGCGAGCATACTCAAGTCCGAACAAAGCGTTCAGTCCAGGGAGCAACTCTTTCAGTAGTTGGGCACGTGAAATAGCCATTATTTAGCTCCTTAAGCTGCTGTTGCTACAGCAGAAGCGCTGTAGTAGGTGTGGACACCGAAGTTAAACTTAACAATAACTTCAGTAAAAGAACCCGATGCATTAACTGTTTCTGGAACACCAGCTACGATACGCATAGGAACTGCGGAACCTGTACCAGTAGTTGCAGAAATAGATGCTAAAGAGTCACCCGTGGTTGTGCTGCCAGCAGTCAAGATTAAAGCTGAATTTTGACCAATAGCTGCTTGTGTTACACCAGAAATTGTGGATGCGCCAGCAGCAGTTACGGCAACTTTGAACAAAGCATCTGGATCATCCAAAACAAAAGCTTGAATGTCAGTAGCGTTTGTACTAGCTGGGTAATACTGTTGTTGCAACAATTGCTTGGTTGTTGGGTTTGTAAACTGACAACCCAAGAAAATACCAACTGCGTCTGTAGCGGTAGCTGTGGTTGAAACTTTGCTTAAAGTGCCACCAGTGTTTAAACGCACGACATCACCGTAAAAAATCGATGTGCCAGAGCTTTGAGCAATGGGGAATAAGCGAGTTTGACCAGCAAATACCTGACCACCAATCAAATTGATTGGCTGAAATCCGTAAGGACCTGAAACGGTAGGATAAGCCATTTATAACTCCTAATTAATTAATTACCTTTACCAAAAGTGCTTGAGGATTTTCGCTCTGCAAAGAGTGGCATCCGTGGATCACTTTGGCGCATTAAGTTATTGTCTACAGCCTCTGTCTGATCTTGTGTTTGTTTAGCGTAAAAGTTGTTACGCTGTTCCACAAATTCTTCTGGAGTCTTGCAAAGCAATAAACCACCAATCTCAATATTGTCCTTAAAGCGACTATTTGGATCAATTAACAGTTGCATTTCTGGTTGCTCTTCCATTGGTACAGGCTCCCATTTTTCTCTCAGTTTTGCTGAAAGATTTCTTGGATCTGCTGCTCCCAATGTGGAAATACGTACCCAGTGGTATTTATAACCAGGCATTTTTACAGGCTCTGGAAGTAACTCGGCTGGTGCCCACTGCTGAAGGCGCTCGCTTTTATCACGGGTTTCTACTTCACGGTCAATTCTTTTCGTAGTCATTTTAGATTTCCTTTATCAGTTCACGGGCGTATTGCTCATTTGTTAGTCCTAACTTCTTGGCAATTGCTTGCTGGGAAGTGGTTAGCCTTATCTTCTTGGAAGATGTGCTGCGACTAGCGGAAGCTACAACAGTACTAGGCTTTGTCCTAGACTGAGGTTTTTCGTCTTCTACGTCCTCGAAATTCTCAGGGAATCTCTTACGCATAGTTTCGTCTATACGCTTGTAATACTCATCGGTAGTGGCATAAGCCATACCATTTTGCTTAACAAGCTTTTCATGCAATCCCAAGGCTAAACTGGTCATTTCGTCATCTTGACCAAACCAAGAGTTTTTTTCTTGCCAACTAGAGGCTTTCGTATCCCGTATTGGCTGTTGCACTGGCTGTTGTTGTATTTGTACATCATTTTCCCGCTCTTGTAAAGCCCTTCTTTGATTTAAATTTTGAGTAGCGTCAAAAACCCTATCTAATTTAATCTTAGCGGTAGTCATTCTTTCCTGTGCTTCAACTAATTTATCGCCATCTCCCGCCTCATAAGCGTCTCGATACTCTTTCTTAGCCATAGCCAATTCTTGCTCTGCACTCGATTTAAACGAGTCCACAGCCACTGCTTCCCTTGAATTAACTTTACCTTTTAAGGCTTTGTTTTCTTCATAAAGCTTTTTAGCAACTTCAATTGCTTCCTGACGCTCTCGCTCTGCAGCATCTGCTTTTCTGCGCTCGTCATGGTAGATCTTGCGAAACCCTGCAATCTTCTTTTTTGCTTCCGCAGAATACTCATCAAGCTCATCCCGCTCCAAAGATTCTACAAACTCTGGCTCAGAAGGGGTCTTGTTACGATCTTCTGGTGGGGTATCGTCTTCAATTTCAATTTCAAAATCGTCTTCTTTGTCAGTGTCCACTGACTTTACTTCTTCTTCATCGGGAAACTTGTAGTTTTCCATTCGTATACTCCTTTTCGTTTACTTACGTTTAATGCCACGGGGATCGTCTACTACGCCTTCTACAGAATCATCGTTGATCATGCGGAATTCACGTCCATGAATTACTAAACGGCTGCCAGCATATGGTTTTACAAGGACAAAGTCGCCCTTTTTACACCAAGCACCGCTAGGAAAACGGGCTGTATCTGCATAGCAATCTGGTCCTAGGTCTACTACAAACAGCACTGTAGTCAAGGTTTCCTCAACACGGACAGTTTCGTCTGCCTTGATGATTCCGCTTTCGTACTCTTTCTCCATCTCAGGAATAGCGCAAAGTATGCGGTATCCAGAGGGTTTTGGAAGTTGTGTTGCCTTTTCTTCGTTTGACTTATCAAGCAGTTGCGTCAAATCTACCGCTTGCGCTAAGTCGAGAGTTTCACTCATCCGAGTTCTCCAGTTTGTCTTTAAGGTCTAATACGTATCCACGAGCAATGAGCAGACCTCGAATCTCACCACACGATTTTTTGTAATCCTCGAATTTTTCGTAATTTCCAAGGATTACTGCATCTTTAAGCTGGTTAATTTTTTCGTCAAATTGCTTAACCAGCAGTTCCAATTCGGTCATTTATTCCCCTTGTTATTTCTTGCGTTCATTTCAGCAGCTATCAACTGTGCGGCTATTTGACCTTTTTGAGTGTCAACTTGTTGCCTTTTATGAGCCATATCTACACCCAGTTTTGTGCCATCAAACTCAGATTTGCGGTCTAAAGCGTCTTTATCTTTAGAAATTGTGGCTCCAAGGCGTGTACCTTCTATTTCTAACTGCCCTTCAACACGTTGACGTTCAATAGCCAGCTGCTCTACTCGCAATTGAGCGTCTACTTGGTCTTTTTGAGACTTACGTTGCTGCTCCTGCGCCTTGATTTGAAGCTCTTGCATCTGCATTTGGACGATAGGATCTTCTGCTTGTTGTTGAGCTTGCTGTTGTGCAGCTGCAGCTTGATTTTGTTGCAACAATTGAGTAGAAGCTTGTGCCACCAGACGTGAAATTTGGATTTCGTAGTCCTCTGGAAGGGCATCTTCGTCCTCGTCCTTCATGTAAGGCAGTGGTGCGCCTAGTTGTTGCTCGATCATCTGACGATATTTGAAGCCAAAATGCTCTGCAATGTGCGCTTGTAGTGCCGCAGTCATCTGTTGAGCCATTGGATTCTGCCCAATTACTGCCGCAGTGGTTGGATCTTGCAAGAAATTGGTGTGTGCAGCAATATGAGCGTCTTGATCTTGGTAAATAAACGCTTTTAATGGCTTTTGGTTCAACACATCCATGTTTTCGGTGATTGGATCCTTTGGTTTCTTGTCTTCTTCCAGAGGAATGAGCTTCTGAGCGTTGCGAATTCCCAACACATCAAGCATTTGACGGTGCAACTGGGGCATATTGTAGATTTGTGGGGCACCTTGAGCCAATTGAAGCACTGCTTGGTACTGGACAATCTTCTGCGCCATCGTTGCCGCATTAGGATCGGACACGGGAATGACTGTGACTAGCTCATAATCTGATTTTTTAGCACGGGCACGACCATCTACAGGCTCATAATTATAAGATTCTGGGGTGTAGTCACGAATAATGTCTTTTAATAGACGTAATTCCTGTTTCATGGAGTAATGAATACGGGCTTGTACCGCACTCATGACTTTGAGGGTGCGCTCTAGGATGGCTAACGTAGTTCCTACTGGAGCATTGGCACTCATATCAGACACTTTCATGTCTGCTGCGGAAGCAAATCTACGACCCTCTTCTACGATTGTGCCTAATAACTGGTAAAGAACCTGACTTGGCTCTTTGTACGGCAGGGTCATTAAATTGTCTTTAATGGCTCCACTAGGCACATCCACATCACGGAATTCACCTGGTGCTATCGGGGTGTCGTCACCTTTGACACGCAATCCACGGGTCTTAAAGCCACCTGGCAAGTTGCTAAGGGTTCCTGCGTCAACGAGCTGACGAATAAGAGACGTTCCAGACTTTGCAAAGGCTCCGACCAAATGGATAAGACCAAAGCAATAAAAGCCAAAACCAGGCACGTAGCCGTAATGAACGAAGTGTTGCCGTTTTTGTTTGGTTTCATCTTCTGGTCTCCAGTTACGTCTAATAGATAGGATTTCTTGGGTGCCTTTTTCCATTGTTACAACGTATGGCAAGGCTATTCCAGTGAATTCACCATCTTCATCTACGTCTTCAAAACCTGGCAAGTCTAGGCTGACGTGGATTTCAAGCAGTTTAAACCTGTCGTCTGAAGTGGCTCTAAAACCCATCTTCTCTGCAATTTTCTTTTCTACTTCATCTAAAGCGCCAGTAGGTTCATCTAGATCTACGTCTCGGTAAAAACCCTCATACTGCAAACGCTTGAGTTCATTCTGGGTTTTACGCATTACGTGGGTTACACGAGGAGCTTGCTCTAAGCTAGAGGCTCCATAAGGAACCACAATATCCTCTGCTGGCACAAACATGGATACCTGACGGTTTAGCGCAGGATCAAAATACACTTTCTTAAAGGCATTGCCTGAAAGACCCAATCCCCAGATCATTCTTTCATGTTCAGGGCGGAATTCCTGCATGACATCTGTTAATTCATAGTTCATGTCATCCTGAACACGGGTCGCAGCGTCTTTCTTTTCGACTGTCTCCTTACCGATGATCTGCGTTTTAACAGGACCAGCAGCTGGAAAGGTCTCCATGATTGTCTCCGCTTGGAACTTAACAAGCGCTTCAGATAACAACGGGTGATATACACCACAGGCTCCTTCCCAAGGATCAGTACGCTCTTCAATCTTCATCCCCAGTAGCTCTAAGCCGTCTACATAGGTCTGGATCCAATCTTTACGAGCGCTAATGTCTTCTTCAAAATCTCCGAGCAAATCTCCCGCCAGTTCAGCGAGTTCGCCCGTACTCATGTATTCAGCTAGGTTGTCGTCAAAGTCTTCATCTTCTGAGTCTTCTTTGCCCAATTCAATTTCTAAATCGCCTATCCCAATTTTTACGGACTCTGGGTCTTCAATTTCAATTTCAATGGCTGGCTCTGCTAATGAGTCTATCCCTAAAGGGGCTTGGTAAAGACTTTTTTCAATTGACATAATCTATCCTTAGTAATACGCAACTTTTCGTTTTGGCAAATCATAATCAGGCTCATCCGAGTTAATACGGATAAACCCGCCTTGACGGAATCTGAGGAGGGCTTGGGATGTTGAGTCAACCAAGTCATCGTGGTCTCCGTTAGGAAAAGAAGCACATTCTTCCATTACTTCCTCCGCCCATCTAGTATTGGGACACCATACAAACCCTGATGCAAATAAGTCTGAGATGGCGTTTACACGGGCTATCTTATCACTTCCTTTGCCTGGTGTATATTCCTGAAGCGGGATTCCCATCCGCCTCATTTCATAAATTAATGGCGCACCCGCAGCTTTTTTCTCAATAATCAAAGTGTGGGGTTCATATTCTTTATAAAGCTCAAATGCTTTGGCTTTTAATTCTGGAAATTCCATGCGCTCTTTAAATGCATCAAGCAGGATTATGTGAGCCACATCCCGTCCTTCAGAGTCACTCTTATAGAAGATTCCCCACGTGGTACAGGCTGAGTAGTCGGCACGGTTATTCTTTTCAAAGGCAGTATCCCACGATTGGATGATGTAGTCACAAAACGGCGGCTCATCGTCTTCCCAGATCTTCCACATCTCCCGTTTGATAATTGCGCCCTCTTCTGAGGTCGGATTCTGTTGATACTGAGCCTCCCATTTAGAAACAGGGATCTCAGCCTTAATAGCCTCTAGCTCTTCTTTTTTCCAAAATTGGGGCCAGAGCGGGTTTCCTGACGGCATGAGCGCAGGGAACTCAATTACTTCCCATTCATCGCCTTCTCGTTTAATGGAGTTTTGGATGATCTGCCCTGTAAGGTCTCGTTTAGACCAGCGGGTCATCACAATCACAATAGCCCCACCTGGCTGCAGACGCTGACGTGGACCTGATGAATACCACTCGTAAACCCTGTCGTAGACCTCTGGGTTGCCTTGCATGGCTTCTTGCTCTGAATGCGGATCGTCAATAATAAGGACATCTGCACCCTTACCAGTTACCGCTCCTCCGACACCAATCGCAAAGTAATCACCGCCCTTGTCAGTGTTCCAGCGACCTGCCGCCT